CAGTCATACACCGGATTAAAATTTCTAAAAACGAATTAAGAAAACAACAAGTTGCAGGTTTCTATTTAGATATAGAACTGGGTACACCTGGTTATCAAGAAAATGAAGTTGAGAAAAAAGAACGAGAACTAGAAGGTCAAAGAAAATCAAAAGACGATGACATCTATACTATTTTAGAATGTCACGTTAATTTAGACCTAGAAGGTTTTGAAGATCAAGATCAACAAACAGGTGAACCATCTGGAATAAAAATTCCTTACATTGTAACTGTTGAAGAAGCTAACAGAAAAGTTTTATCTATTAGAAGAAATTATGAAATTGGAGATCCGAAAAAAACTAAGATTCCATATTTTACCCACTTTAAATTTTTACCGGGTTTAGGATTCTATGGCTTCGGTCTCATCCATATGATTGGTGGTCTGTCTAGAACTGCAACTGCAGCTCTTCGTCAATTATTGGATGCGGGTACGCTCTCCAACCTACCCGCAGGATTTAAAATGCGTGGCATCAGAATTAGAGATGATGCGCAATCTATACAACCTGGTGAGTTCAGAGATGTAGATGCCCCTGGTGGTAACTTAAAAGATTCGTTTATGATGTTACCATTCAAAGAACCATCACAAACTTTATTACAATTAATGGGTGTAGTTGTATCAGCTGGTCAAAGATTTGCATCGATTGCAGATATGCAAGTTGGTGATGGTAATCAACAAGCTGCTGTTGGAACAACTGTTGCTCTTCTGGAAAGAGGATCAAGAGTTATGTCAGCAATACACAAAAGACTTTATGCTGCGCTTAAACAAGAGTTTAAATTACTAGCGCGTGTTTTCAAATTATATCTACCACCGGAATATCCGTATGACATAGTTGGGGGTCAAAGAACAGTCAAGCAACAAGACTTTGATGATCGTGTAGATATATTGCCAGTTGCGGACCCTAACATCTTTTCACAAACTCAGCGTATATCCCTCGCGCAAACAGAGTTGCAGCTGGCAACATCCAATCCACAAATGCATAATTTGTATCAAGCTTACAGAAATATGTATGAAGCTTTAGGTGTAAAAAATATTGATTTGTTATTAAACAAACCACAACAACCACAACCGCTTGATCCAAGTTTAGAAAATATCATGGCGTTAGGTGGAAAACCTTTTCAAGCTTTCCCTGGACAAGATCATAGAGCGCACATTACCTCGCATTTAAATTTTATGGCAACTAATATTGCTAGAAATAATCCAATGGTAATGGCTGCAATGGAAAAAAATATTTTCGAACACATAAGTTTGATGGCACAAGAGCAAATCGAATTAGAATTCAGAGAGGAGTTGCCACAATTACAAATGTTAATGCAAAATCCTCAAACACAAATGCAAGGACAGGAGCTTCAACAACGAATTGAAGCAAGAAAAGCTGTGTTGATTGCTGAAATGATGGGTGAATTCTTAAAAGAAGAGAAATCTATTACGTCACAATTTGATAATGACCCAATTGCGAAGTTAAGAGCAAGAGAATTAGATCTTAGAGCTATGGATAACGAGCGTAAAAAACGAGAAGGACAAGAAAAAATCAATCTCGATCGTATGAAAGCGATGATGAACCAACAAGACAAGCAAGATAAGTTGGATCAGAACGCAGACCTAGCAAAACTAAGGGCTGATACATCAATTGAAAAGACAATCTTGAGCAAATCTATTCCAAATGTGGATAAAATGATGCCAAGTGTTGAAATCGAAAAATATGAAGGAGAAAATCGATGATGAAAAAGAAAAAAATGATGAAGAAAAAGAAAAAATCTTTCCCTGACGTGTCAGGTGACGGAAAAATAACAAAAAAAGACATCTTGATGGCTAGAGGTGTTATTAAAAAACCAGGGATGAAGAAAAATGGCAAAAAAAGATAAAAAATTTATCCAAAAGGCTATTAAAAAACCTGGATCGTTAAGAAAATCTTTAAATGTTAAAAAAGGCGAAAAAATTCCAGCGTCAAAACTAAAAGCGGCAGCAAAGAAATCTGGAAAGCTTGGACAAAGAGCTCGTTTTGCTATAACATTAGGTAAATTGAGAAAAAAATAGGAGGACAAATGGCTGAAAAAGTAAATGCAAATAAAGCATTGGACATCAATAAAGATGGCTTCTCTAACGGAGGTATCGATATTGAAACTCCAGGTCAAAACTTGGAGAGAGATCCTAGAACTAAAACTTTAGCTAATGGTATGCAACCAAACGTAATACCAACTGGTGATGAAGTTGAAGTTAGAGGAACTAAAAGAATGCTGAAGTCAAAGAGTAAAAAAGCTACTTGGTATTAATATGTGGTTATCGGCAATAAAATTAGCCGTCTCTGCTGGAAGTAAAATTTATGCTAACAAGCAGAGAACGAAGATGGCAATGTCAGATGCACAATTAATGCATGCTGAAAAGATGGCCCGAGGTGAAGAATCTTATCAGGGTAAATTGCTAGAAGCTAGACAATCAGACTGGAAGGACGAGGCAGTTTTGATAATTCTCAGTTTGCCCGTGTTGGTGCTCGCCTACGCAGTCATATCGGACGACCCGTCCGCTATGGACAAAGTAAAATTGTTCTTCGAGATGTTCTCGCAGTTGCCGTCATGGTTTACAAATTTGTGGATCCTTGTCGTGGCGTCGATTTATGGTATAAAGGGTACACAAATATTTCGTAATGGAGGTAAAAAATAATGAGACAAAACGGAGTAAGACCTGCACGATTCAGATTTAATAAAGGTGGACGTGCAAAAATGATGGGTGGCGGAAGAGGAATGATTTCTGGCACTAAAAGAAAAGATGAAGCATCTGGTTTTTATTCACCTGATATGGGAATGAGAGGCGGATCAATGTATAAAAAAGGAGGAGCCGTGAAAAAAGTTGGTAAGAAAAAACAAGGCTACAAAGATAGAAAAGATGAATCTATCGCAATGAGAATCAAAAAGAAAAGAACTGCAAAGCAATTAAAAGCTAGCAGAGATGAGTCTTATGGAAAATTTGGTTCTAAGATGAAGAAAAAAGGTAAGATCAATAGATAATGAACAAACGAAACATTAAAAAACTTATTGAGTCTATGCAAGGCAAGAAGAAAAAGAAAACTTCTAAAAAAATGTCTGCAGTTAAAGAAGCTTTGATTGGTAGAAAATACTTTTCTAAAGGTACAGACTCAATGATCAGACAGGCTCAAACGAATTATAACGGAAGTTATATTTCTGGAGATCTTGGGGGTGTTTCAGTTTCTAATCCATCGTTGAGAAAATATTATAAGGGATTAATATAATGGCAAAACTATGTCCTAGAGGTAAGGCCGCAGCGAAGCGAAAATTTAAAGTGTACCCAAGCGCGTATGCTAATATGTACGCTTCTGCAGTTTGTTCAGGTAAAGTTACACCAGGTGGTAAAAAGAAACGTAAGAAAGCTCAAGATGGTGGACTTATGGTTTCTGGTGTAGAAGACATGACAAAAATGATTTATGGCTAAGAAAGGTTTAAGAGAATGGGTCAAGGAAAATTGGGTCGATATTGCGAACAAGCGAAAAGATGGCTCATACCCGAAGTGTGGAAGAAGTGGTGGAGAAAAAAGAAAAAATTATCCAAAATGCGTGCCCATTGCAAAAGCAAGAGCGATGAGCAAAGGTCAGCGTGCGGGTGCCGTAAAGAGAAAACAAGCCAAGGCAAATACTGGGCCAACCCCTAGTAGAGCTGCAACGTTTGCACCAAAAAGAAAAAAGGCAGCTATGGGTGGAATAATAGATATGACAAGGATGAGTTATGATATCTAGAGCACAAATGCCAAGAGAATTATATAACAAAGGCACTATGCCTCCGAGAAATAAAAAAAATTTCAGATCTACAAAGTCTGGAGCTGGTATGACACGAGCCGGTGTCAAAGCATACCGAAGATTAAATCCCGGCTCTAAATTAAAAACAGCCGTGACTGGTAAAGTGAAGCCAGGATCAAAAGCTGCAAAACGTAGAAAATCGTACTGCGCACGTTCACTAGGTCAGCTCAAAAGAGCATCAGCTAAAACACGTAATGATCCTAACTCACGAATCCGTCAGGCAAGAAGAAGATGGAAGTGTTAATATGAAAAAACTACACAAAGTGGCGAAAGCTTTAAGTAAAGCATCTAAGTTACATAAGAAACAATCGAACACTATTAAAAAACATATTAAGGAGATGAAACGTGGCGGATCCAAAAACAGGAACAGGTAAAAAACCAAAAGGCTCAGGCAGGAGGCTTTACACGGATGAGAATCCTAAAGATACTGTTGGTATTAAGTTTGCGACTCCTACTGACGCTCGTAAAACTGTTGCAAAAGTTAAAAAGATATCTAAACCGTTTGCAAGAAAAATACAAATCCTAACTGTTGGTGAACAGCGTGCCAAAGTTATGGGTAAATCAAAAGTCGCTGCTATATTTAAAAAAGGAAAAGAGTCTATTAGAAAGGGTAGAAAAAATGGATGAATTAACAATAATAACAAGATTGCAAAAAGATCTTAAAGAATCCTATCAACAGATTGGTGATGCTATGATTGCTGGCACTATTGACAATATGGAGAAATACAAATATATGATGGGACAGGCACATGCCTATTTAAAAATATCACAGGATATCTCTAACCTGCTAAATAAGAAGGAGCAAACAGATGCAAAAGGAACAGTCATCAAACTCAACACCAAAGACTAAGTCTGCGTTGTTAGATAAGTACGAGAAACAAAACGAAGAAGCACATCAAAAAGAAGTAGATGGCTACGAACGTTTAAAGAAAAAAGAATCAGATAAATTACCACAACCAACTGGGTGGAGGATGTTAGTTCTTCCATTTAAAATGCCTGAAAGAACTAAGGGCGGTTTATATTTAGGACAAGAAACAATTGAAAGACAACAAGTTGCTTCAACTTGTGGTCTTGTTTTAGCACAAGGTCCACATTGTTATGATAAGGAAAAATTTCCTGAAGGACCATGGTGCAAAAAAGGAGATTGGGTTATCTTTGCAAGATATGCAGGTAGCCGAATACAAATCGATGGTGGGGAAGTAAGATTGCTAAACGATGATGAAGTATTAGCAACCATCGAAAAACCCGAAGACATACTTCATCAATATTAACATAGAAGGAGAAAACTATGCCAGACACTGAAGAAGTGAAAAAAACAGTTGACCTAGATACTTCAGGTCCTGCAATGGATGTAGACATTCCAGAAACAAAGGATGAAACTGAAATTGTAGAAAAGGAAACTGTCAAAGAAGAACCAAGTGTTAGACCGGTGGAAGATGAAAAAGTTCCAGAGGATAAAACATTTGAGAATGAAAGAGAGACTAAGTTAGATCAGAAAGACGATACAGAATTGAAAGACTACTCTGAAAGTGTACAGAGAAGAATTGCAAAGTTAACTAAAAAATGGAGAGAGGCAGAACGTCAAAAAGAAGAGGCTGTTACTTATGCTCAAACGATCTTAAAAAAACAAAAAGATGCAGAGAGCAAACTTTCTAAATTACAACCTGACTTTGTAGCTGTAACAGAAGAGAGTATTAATTCAGGGGTAGCCGCAGCACAAGCTAAACTAGCAGCAGCAAGAGAAGCAAATGATCTTAAAGCTGAATCAGAAGCTTTAGCGTCTATATCTGAATTAGGATATAAAAGAGCTAAGCTTGAGGAAACAAAAGTTGCCCAAGCTGAGTTTGAAAAACAACAATCGGAGAAAAAACCTCAGGTTAATTTACCTAGACAAACAGCCGCTGCAGGTACACCTGATCCTAAAGCTGAAGCATGGAGTGAGAAAAACACATGGTTTGGTAAGGATACAGCTATGACTTACACAGCGTTTGATCTACATCAGAAAATTACTGATGAGGGTTATGATCCATCAAGTGACGAATATTATGCTGAAATAGACAAGAGAATAAGACTTGAATTTCCGCATAAATTTGCTAATAATAGCGATACGGCTGAAAAAACGACCAAGCCAGTACAGACAGTAGCTTCAGCGAAGCGAAGTACAAGATCAGGTCGCCAAACTGTGAGGCTCACACCATCACAGGTAGCAATCGCTAAAAAATTAGGTGTGCCACTTGAAGAATATGCGAAACAATTAAAAATCACGAAGGAGGCGTAAGCATATGAGCGAAGATAATAAAAGAGCATCCCGTGCGAGTCAGACTAGAGAAAAAGTTTCTCAAAAGAAAAAAGTTTGGACTCCCCCGTCATCATTAGATGCACCCCCTGCGCCAACAGGTTTTAGACATAGATGGCTAAGAGCAGAATCTTTAGGATTCCAGGATACGAAAAATATCCAAGGGAGAATAAGATCAGGATACGAATTAGTGAGAGCTGATGAATATCCAGATTCTGAATATCCAGTTGTCGAAGATGGCAAGTACAAGGGGATGATCGGTGTAGGCGGCCTAGTGCTGGCTAGGGTACCGGAAGAGATTGCGCAGCAACGAAACGAATACTATGCAAAACAACATAGTGACAAAGTTGAGGCAATGGATAACGATCTTATGAAGGAACAGCACCCAAGCATGCCAATCGATATCGATAGGCAATCGCGTGTGACTTTTGGTGGCTCAAAGAAATCCTAATTAAGAATTCTTTAACCACTAAGTTAAACTAAAAATGTTCATAAGGAGGACATAACATGGCAAACCAAGACGCAGCGTTCGGTCTAAGACCGATCGGAAAAGTTGGTCAAAATGATGCCAATCAAGGTTTAACTGAGTACGATGTATCTGCTAGTTCAGCAGCTATATATTTCCAAGACCCTGTGAGAGCAGCGTCTCAAGGAACTATAAGAGTTGCAGCAGCTGGTGAAACATTGATCGGTTCTTTGAACGGAATATTTTTTACCGACGCAAACACAAGTAAGCCTACGTTTGCAAACAATCTGAAAGCTTCTAACACAGCTACAGATATTGTTGCTTTCGTAGCAGATGACCCGTATGAAAGATTCGAGATTCAATCAGAT